TATCTTATCCGCACTCAACGACCAAAGATTGTTCCAATTTGGCTCTTTTGTCGATGGATCGGTGTGATGAAATTCCAACGCTCCGATATACTTATCATATCCACAGTGAGAACATTTCCCACCAGCTTTATGTACTGCCTTCTGTTTGTTACATGCCCACTTATCCATTTGTGAGCGATTGAAGCAAGACTTACACTGTGTTTTTCTTGTACTATAGAACTGACTTGGATCTGTTTGATCGCAGGTTTTACATCCATAGTCGTTGTATATATGTCCTTTTGGCGTACCCATATAAGATTCCTTTCTGATTTATTTATCAGAATAGAACCTTTGAGTCTAACCAATTAACTTTATGCTATACGACCTATTCGATGAAGAAGGTTAGCGACCCTAATCAACTCTTCGGAAGTATTGCGTTCAGACTCTTCTGTCTGAACCAACATATCCTTGTAGTACATAAGGGAACGTTTCAGAAGTTCCATATCACCAGTGGCAAATGTACCACCTCTTACTTCCTTGACCATCACTTAGACTCCATCAGCCATGTATTAGCCGAATCCATCCAATCGATAGCTTCGACGGGCAGACTCTCGCCACTACGTTGAGCATTCAAAAGCTCGCAGTACTTCAATTCAACATCCCTAGGATTAGTCATCGTAGGAAATTTGTGCATGTAAACATCAACCATGTATCTATCCTCTCTTGAACGTTATATCTTACCCTATACTATATAGACTAAAAAGGCAACATTTTTCTGGATATATTTTGTAAAAGCAGCCCCCACCCCGCTCTTTTACAGATCAGAAGATCTTAACACGTGTCGCTAGTTACTGGCAGGTAGCAAGGCGACACAACCTAACTCGTTATGAGCAACAAGTCTGCTCATAAATTAACTTACAACCATTCTTGGCTATTTTGAGAGATTTGGTATGAAAAGGAGCGTGATCGAGGATCTGCGCCCTGTAGTGAGTATCAGGCTTGTTGATGATCGCAACATACTTTGAGAGGTTTTCGTCAAACAACTTGTAGTAGACCTCGGTGGTACGTTCGTCTCTGATTCTAATCCATTCTAACATACTCTGAGTATAGCTCTATAATTGGATTATGTCAACTACTTTTTCTGCCGATGTTGTACTTGGTCACCAGCGTCCACGAGCCCTTATCCTTGAACGGAAGTATCTTAACTTGGCTCAATGGTATCCTCGGTTCTGCAACCTGATCCGGATCCACAATCTTAATCAGGCCCCACTCATCTAACAACGTAGCAATAGAGTTTCTACGACCCTTGTCATCATCTGAAAAGTTCGTAGGTTTACCATCAAGAGCAAACAGCTCCTTGAAGTGTACAATGTAGTACTTACCTTGTTTGTGAAGGATGTGACACGACTGATACAGTGTGTTGTCTTTGCGTGAGGCTACGCCAATGCGCGTAAGCGTTTCCTTTACCTTTAGGAAGTCGTCTTGCTCTCCTAAACGCACCTCAATTAGACTATCTACTAAACTCATTATAGAATTCCACCTTTTTTATTCTTATTTTTTATGTATTCCAATTGTTGTTTAGTAAGCAATGACAAAGCATATTCTGCGTTTCGGTTGTTGTAGCCGTAGTATTCCTTTACAACTTCCAGATCACTATTCTCGTGCTTCTTAGCCCACTTACTGAACCTCTTACGAGGTCTTGTGGTATTTATAAGATAGTGATACTGTAACTTATTGTCCAGATGGTTGAGCATGTTCATCCGGTTAGTAGACATTATGGTATCAGGAAAGTAGGATAGTCCTCTGTTGACAATGAATGGCACATACTGACTCTCGGCCAGGTCATCTACCATTACATCTTTCTTAGCATTGATGGAGTTGATGTAGTCGAACGGACTCATTTCAGTTCACAATCAACCATGATCTCGATCATAGCAGCTGCTGTATTGATCTCTTGATCTGACACAAACGCAGCTTGATACTGATACTTGCCAAGATGCAAGATCAGTTGAGGGATCGATTGAGGGTCAAAATACTGAGCCGCGTTGTCGTAGAACTGACGGAAGAGTGTAGTGGCATCTATATCAGAGTTCTCACCTACCCACTTACGGACCTGAGTAAAGTTCTTGTCCTTGATGGCTTCAAGGAGGATCTTGAACGATTCCTGAGTAGTGTTGATAAGGATACCAGAGTCGATACTACCAGTAACGGAGTAGCGCTGTAGCTCGTTAATGATACGGCGCCAGTCAGGAAGATACTTCTTAAGCACTTCAACAACCGCAGCCTTATCGTATACAATGTTCTCGGTGTTGAGAATCGTGCAGACGCGTTGGAGCATCTGCTTTGCCATGTCTGGCAGATCTTTCTTAGCAACCTTAAACTCGATCACAGAGCAACGTGAGTGTAGAGGCTCGATGATACGATTCTTGAAGTTGCAGGTCAGAATGAACCCACAGTTCTTTGAGTATTCTTCCATAAAGTTACGAAGAGCGGGCTGCGTTGAGTTTGCATTCAGGTAGTCAGCCTCATCAAGGATCACATACTTCCGTCCACCCTGTAAGGAGATAGACGATGCAAAGTCTTTGATATCATTACGAAGCGTATCGATGTTTCCGTTCATCGATCCGTTGATCACGATATAGTCGCAGCCCAGCTCTTCGAGCATTGCGCGGGCAATGGTAGTCTTACCGATGCCCGCTGTCCCTGCCAGGATTAGATTAGGAATGTTCTTTTGATTAACAAACTCCTGAAACGTTGCTTTCAGCTCAGGAGGGAGGACCGTATCAGCTACGGTCTTTGGACGATATTTCTCGACCCAGAGGAATTCTTTCTGCATCACATTCTCCATAATATAGTAAGCGGCAGGAGGCCCAATACCTCCTGCCGTATTCAAAAGTATCAATCTTCGAAGCGTGAGTTAGCTTCCAGAGTGATCCAGTATTCGACATCATCGCTCTTGAAGTGCGAGATACCGCGTTTCACTATAGACACTTTGTAGTCTAAAGGCAACAGCTTAATGTTATCTGCAGAGAAGATAAGTTGGAAGTCTTTGTCCGTTGGACCGACCTCAACCTGATAGGATGACTTGCCCGAGACCTTCGAATCGATTGCTTCGAGATAGATCATACCATCACGACCCGTGACAGCAATCTCTGGTGCTCCTACAACGGGCATAGCCTTAAGCAAACGCGTCAGCATGTCGTTGGTGAGCTCGAACTCGATATCGGGAACGCCCAGATCAATTGTCCGCTCTGGTGGAGTCAGGATCAGTGAAGGTTCAGCATACACGAAGCTGATACTTTCTTTACCCTTGCCAATAGTAGCAGACGTGTCTCCTAGCTTTACCTCTGCATCTTCAAACATAGACACAGCGCTAATGAAACGAATCAGATCATAGATTGCAAACTCCTTATCAAAAGTAGTAGGAACCTTAGCTCTGGCCATTACCGTCTTGCCAGGCGAGATCGTCGAAACAATGTCGCCTGGTTTGAAGATGATGGACGGATTGATAATAGAGAAGTTCTTAAGAACTTGGAGAGTTTTCACATCGAGCATCATATAATATAGTCCTTACTTTTTCTTCTTATTGTTGCCTTTGAGCTGGCTTACGTCAGCGGTAGCCGAAGCTCCGATCTGAGCCAGATCAACCAACGATCCACCGAACACATACATGCCGACATGCTTGAGTTCCATCCAAGGACAGAGCCATACATTCATACCCGCATTACGTACCCACTGACAGAACATATAGTCTTCTGACAGATAACGTTCCGAGTAGCTATCTTTGATAGCCGATGATTTCGTATTGGTAACGAACTCAACAACATCTTCTGCAGTCGCCTCAGGATTCTTCTCGAGGAAGGCTTTCATCTCTGGTACGATGTACTGACGCTTTGCATCAATAGGAGTATCAAAGTATGCCATGATCTGACGTGAGCCATCGAAGTGTTCAGTACGAACGTGGTCAGGTGTATACCACTGCTCAGGATAGAGCTCTTGGAACTTCTCGAAGGTATTACGACGAATCATCATAAACCCTGTGCCAGCTTCAAGAACCTTTACTGGTTCACCAAGCGGAATGGACTGAGTGCCATCTGCAGGGTTGAACACATAGTCACCAACATACTTCTCGAGGTTGTTAGGATCTTCGTCAGCAAAGCCCTTATCGACAGCTGTCTTAATCTTCTCCCACGAGATGCACTTCTTAGGATATGGACCTGCGATGATGTCGTAGCCATCTTGAGTGTGGTCTGGATCCTGTAGTGCAAGGAGAGCAATCACGTCATGAGGATTGAATCCAATGTCAGAGTCGATGAACATCAGGTGAGTATCACCCGAACGCATAAACTCATCAGCACAGTAGTTACGTGCTCTGGTAATCAACGATTCATTGAACAGGAAGTAGAATCGTACCTGCACACCATAATGAGTACACAGAGCTGATAGATCGGCAACAGAGCGAGCAAACATACCCGCACACTGTCCACCGTACATCGGGACAGCCACAAAGAGCTTACGCTCTCTGAGCTTCTCGACAGGAAGTTTAATTTCAATACCCATTATTCACTTACCTTTCTAGGACGGCCGCGGCCGCGTTTAACTGGTTCTTCTGTCTTAAGTTCGTCGAGGACCTCAATCACCTGCGTATGCAGAGGCTCTAGAATGCTTTCAATCGATTGTACGGTCTCGTACTTCGCATCATGCTCTGAGCGAAGGCCATAGGATCCTTCGTACTTCGACAAGGCTTCTGAGTCGAATGAGATATACTGACCAATGCGTGTTCCAGGCTTGATACGCATAGGACCACAGCTCACGTGCATACAAGCTGCCATAACGCCGTGATAACCACTGTCGTATAGTCCCGAAGTAAGAAAAACGCCATTACGATTGAGGGTGGAGCGAGTAATAACCCAACCAGCTTCACCGTCTCCGACTTCGATAACGTTTTCCATAACGACTTCATAATGGCCTTCCTGTAGGACATAGTATCCATCACCATTGAGTTTCAGCTCAACAGACCCACGGTGAGTCTTGTCTTCTTCGGTAATAGTGAAGGTGCTCGGACGGATAAGCAATACCTTGCCCAACCGAAGGTCTACAGCGTTTGGCTGTACATCCCCTTCAAAGATGTTTGTAAGAGTTGACCTAGAGTTAGGTCCTGCGATATGTTTCATTGAGTGTCCTCACGTGTTGCATACATCATAAGAATAATGTAGTGGATTGCTTTGAGAAGGTCTTTGCGGTTGTTTCCGCCCTTCTTACCGAATCGTGCAAGATACTTGATAGCAGTATCACGAGCGGTAGTGTCTAGAGAGCCAAGGGACTCCCAGAAGTCTACGGTCTGGATCTCTCCATTACCAACATAGTGCTGTCCGTAGGTTGAATCGATATAGGCTTGTACTTCTGCCAGGATATCGCCTTCATGGTATTTATAGTCGATCAATCGCTTGACAGGGATACCTGGCTTAAAATTTCCTGCATCTGTCATTTCACTCTCAATAGC